GTAGTAGTGCTGGGGCCGAAGAAATACCCTTAAACCCGCCAACTTTGACAATACGAGTTGTCATTGGGTTGTTAGAGCCGGTTGACGTTTCCCCGTCAACCATAAACCCTAAATAACTGCCATTCCGTAATTGACTTACTGTTAAGTAGCCAATCATAGCGGTCTTTGATGCAAACGCCACACGTAAGGGCGTAGTACCAGTAACAGCACCGCCAGCAGCGTACACCGTGTCGGGGTTTAATTCCGCCACCAACATTTTATCTTCCCACCCACTAATCGGTGTTCCACGACGCGCGGAAAGATACAACCATAATTTACCCCAAGCAATCATAGCAAGAGGTGGGTTAGTTCCTAGTGGTATACCTGTGTCAGCCCATGCAGTCCATGTAGCCAGATCAGTAGAACTAGAGGCATACATATTACCGCCAGCATCATTACGCACGAACATCAAATACTTACTCGTGCCAACTTTTACTACTGTAGGTTCCGTAGGTTGTGTGACAGGCGCAGCGGCGGCTTTAGCTAAAGTTACCGTCCATGTAGCACCATTATCGGTAGTCCTAGCTCTGTATATATTGTTACCACCATAGCCAAAAACGTTAATACCACCGCTATCATCGACTACAAATTCACCGTGCGGGTACATAGACGTAGTAGCGATAGATACTGTTGTCCAAGTAGCCCCACTATCATCTGAATAGGCAAATTTAGTACCCGCAATAGTTCCGGCTGAGTTAACTTCTACAAAAAATACCCCAAACCGAGATGTAGTAATCATCCCGCCAACCAACCCACGCGGCTCATATAGTGCGTTTGAGTAGACAGTACGGGGACTTTCCCACGTTAGCCCGCCATCGTACGACGACTGTGATAGCATAATTGCGTTTAACGCCACACTATGCCGCCACCCCTGCGTGTAGCAGTTTATAAGCACATCACCACTAGCCGGTTGCCCAACTGGCCCCGGCCAAAAATGGGCGCGTTTGTCTTCCATTACGGCAGTTACGTCCCCGTCAAGCGGGTGGGCTAGGGGCGTAATCGGTTGGGTGTACGTAGATGTGCCCACCCTAAAACTACCGTTGTAATACTTACAACCAGTAGGTAGCGAAGTTACTAAGTATGTCTTACCTAGTAAGTTAACTATCTCACCTTTATCAGCGGTTTCTAAAGCTGTAAATTTGGAAGTATCGTCGGTTACATTATCACCAACAGCACCAAAATCAGCCGCGCTAATACCCTGACGCAGTTTGGTTTGTACCGTAGTAGTTACCGCACCTGCGCCGTAGGGTGTATAAGCTACACTACTACCAAGAACCCCAGTCGGGCCAAAAGTAGCAACGGGTGTAAGTACACCGTTATAGTTACCTGTGTTAACTATAAGGTTGCCAGCGCCATCCGTCTTCAATACGAAATTATTGTTAGGTACAACTATGTCGCTACCTATTTGGTATTGGTTAGCTTTGACTGTTGACATTACTTAGTCCTTATCGCTGGGTTCAATGTTTTTGCACTGATACGGTTGGCTGCACTGAATAGGTGATGATTATTGACTCATTCGGGCCAAGATGCATTGTGTTATCTGTATTAGTAAATAGCGTACCGCCGCCTTGAGTAATACTGGATACTGTACCACCCCGGACGTACACTGTTTCATCCGTATGTCCAGCAGTGTAAGTATACGGCGAAGTACCCGCTAAGAAGGATGAGATACCAACAGGGTTATACCCGATATTGTCTACCACTCTAGCGGTAGACGACGTTCCAGCGTCTACGATTAGTGCGCCGGTTAATCCGCTGCCAGTATTACCTTGAATTAAATAAGTGTCATAGGCGCCGGAGTTAACTGTAACCCCGCGCCAAGGATTGCCAGAAAAATCAGAGTCGGCAAAAAATTGACAGTTAACAACGGAGAATCTTGTACCGGCATTTGCAGCCGTAATAATCCCTGAATATGTAGCAGCGGCGGCTACACCCCAATCGGTAAATTGGCAGGCACTAAAGTTAATATCTGTAGCCCCACCTTGGATCAAGGCACCATGCCCCGCGATATTCAAAAAGATGCACGCGGAAAAAATAAGTCCGTAATTTGCGGAGCCGTTAATGTTTACGCCATTACAAGTGCTGTATACAGACGCAAACCAGCAGTTTACAAAACGACTACGGCGCAAGGCTGATAACTCAAGCGCGTTTACACCCGCACCATCCCACGCGGTTTGCTCGAAGAAGAAATGCCTAGACCCTGTACCCAACGTAGATTGGCACACTGTACCTTTTTCACCGGACAAAAATAAAACCTTGTTGGTGTACAAACCATCGTTCGCACTTTCGATAACCATACCCGCAGTATTCGCGTTGCGGCTGGCTATTTCAAAAATGCACGAGTCTAAAATCCAATCAACGGTATATTGCAACCACAACCCGTATTTAATGGTGGCTAGGCAAATACAATCTCTAAAGGTAACGTTATTAACGGAACCACTTGTGATGGTATTTTTAGCCACAGCAAAAACACCTACGGTTCTAAAGCGATTTACTAACCCACCTAAAATGCCGCTGGCTTCAGTTTGGATGACGAATCCCGCTGTTGCCGTGGCTGTAACATCGTGCTCTACAGTAAGATCAGCGATCTCGAAGTAATCTACGTCAACAGTCACACGGAACGTACCACTATCGGTATTGAAGTGGCGCAATCTTGTTGCGTACATGCCAGCACCAACTATACGTACCCCATTACCCGCGATAGTAAACGCGCCAGTAATTTTATAAGAGCCGGGTGGTATAAATACAACGCCACCACCAGCAGTGGCAACTGCTGTAATTGCGGCTTGAATAGCCGTTGTATCATCCGTAGAGCCATCACCCTTAGCGTTATAGGGTGCGTTTTTAACATTTGTAACTGTTTGAAGGGCTAGACCTAGCGTACCTTGGCTGTAACTTACACTCGTATCATACGATATAGCGGCGCTTGTGAACGCTGGGGCAGTTAACCCAGAAATACTCCCAGTACCGTTAATTATTACGCTCATAGCCTTCCTTTATACAATCGTATATACGCTACCGGATGGTACAGTAACTACAACACCAGAATTAACTGTAACAGGCCCAGCACTCATAGCATTTTTACCAGCAGTAATAGTGTAATCTGTAGTAACTGTGTAGTCGTTTTCAAAACAAAAATAGTTAGTACCGCCACCACTACCGCCACCACCTACATTAGTAATGGCCTCAACTACATTAGTGCCGTTACAGTACAGCACTAAGCTACGACCGTTAACTACTGTAACACCCGTACCAGCGGAAGTTTTAAACGTTATGCTCTTACCACCGGTTGTATTATTGGATACAAAATACAACTTTGAAACCGCAGGGCAGATTACATTCCTAGCCGCTGTTAAAGTACCGGTAAGCACTACAAACATTTTCCGCGCTTCGTCTGCCGCGCCATTCGCGGTGGTCAGCGTATAGTCGGCATCGGGCATAGCAACAGCAGCAGTACCAGCAATAGCAGCGTCGGTAAGGCTAGTAATGCCAGTATTTACCGTGGTACCCCAAGTGCCAGCTAATTCACCCGTAGCGGGCAAAGTAAACCGTAGCGAGGATGTATATGAACTTGGCATTTTTGCCCCTATCTAAACTATGCGAATCAACGCGGTAGATGCTGTAGGTGCTGGCATCTGTACTGTGAAAGTGGAATTAGACGCCGTTTTATCCGCCCCAAAATCTAATACTGCTACAGCCCTATTAGCTTTACTAGCATTATAAATAAGCGCTCCCCGCGCAGTGAAACTAGCCCCAGACCACACGGCGTCAGCGAAATCTACTATAGCAGTGGTACCAGAAGAAGTTACAGTAACACCGGTCATAACTAGACCGCCAGAGGTATAACCAGTGCCGGACACTTCATATGTGCTTGTATAGGTTGTGGTAGTAGCATCTAACGAAGCGGAGGCGGTATACAGCGCCACCTTGATAGTATCGTTAAGTAAGTCGTGGATACCTTCGAGTATTTCAACTTTAAAGCTAGTAGTTAATGTCTGCGCTATGGTCATATTATGTCACCGCCTGTCTAAATTGCCCAGAACGGTAGGCGTCCTGCCGCTGCATACCATCACCAAGACGTTTAGCGAGAGCCAAGGCTTCTTTATACTTAGTATCGTACACCTGCAGCAAATCAGTCTCGCCTTTAAGGTACGTATATGCTTCTACTAAGGTGCCATATAACAGCACGCTACTAAAATTATCACCTAACCAAGTATTCGGGTTAGATACTGACATACTTGTTGGGTAGTAAAAATACTGTAGTTCCGCAGTATATACGGCGTCTGGTGTCGGCCCTAGAATAAATCTCAACTCTGTAATAGAAGCCGCTTGCGGGCCAAAAATAGCATAGTATTTTGGCAGTCCTGTGCTAGTAGGGTCTGGGTATGCCTGACGTATAAAGTTAACGTCTTTGTTTAGTAGGTATGTATATGCACCGGAAACATCGGCTACGCTAATGGAGTACGGGGCTAAAAAATCGCTAGGGGTATCCAAAAACTTATCCCCTAGAACCGTAGCCAACGTAGTAGTTTTTCGCAGTGTGGGAAACTGCACTGAATTGTATATGCGCTGTTCTGCTTGGGCTATAAACAGTGGGATATTAGCTACAAAATCAGTTTCGTAGTTCTGCAAGTAGCTGCATACAGCAGCAACCAATTCAGTGTAGGTCATGGGTTATTAGGCCATCGGCCCCCGTGATAGTTTGCCTTTAGTCTGAGCCTTACCACCACGCGTAGTAATGCCATCCGTCTTTACAACTTTAGACGCTGGATCGCCTACGCTAACGCGGCTAATACCTGTTTTATGGGTTTGCTCTTTGGCAGACAACGTATTTGGGTCGGCCATAGGTTTATTGCGCTCGTTGGTATTATCCTTTGGTTGTGTGTACTTACCAATAGGGTTAGCGGTATCCGCAGAGAAATACTGGAACTTGTCGTTAGCGTTCATTATTTACTCCGTTTTTGGTTGGCTACTTTTGCAAGGCCACGACCCATAGAAAGCATATCTTCATTGGTTTTACCACCACCAGCTTTATTTGGTTTACCGTTTTTCTGTACTGGTACTTTTTTGTGTTGTGCAACTGCAACCATGTTAGGCTCCTTTACGTAATAGATATTACAACTGTACCAACGTACCCAGACGCTACCAGCGTATTTGGTGTATCAGCATTTAGTGTCGAATCACTACCACCAACAGGATTCCACCCCCACTGAATTATACGACTACCTTCACCAAGCGATCCGGTTGCTGATAACCCTGAACTAACATAGCTACGATCTGGGCGTGGGTTACGCAGTCCTTGTGGATCAGCAACGGGGAAAGTACCCAGCATAAGTTGTGGGTGGTCGGGCGACCAGCATTGCGGACATACCAAAAGATTCCGTTCTTTCATCTTAACGGTTTCTTTTTTGAGTGTGGTTAATTTAAAACGAAACCCGCAACGGTCACACTCGGCAATCGCGTTTTTACCCGACGCGAATTTATTGCTCATGGCCTACCCACCAATAAAC